CGGGAGTTCGTGAAAAATCTCGCTCAAATGCAAACTCTTGCACGCGCGGCAAATCCACGCTCTTTCACCGGAAACCGGGCGAAAAAGCCTTGACCGCACGATCACGTCATCCGGCGCTCTCACGCCCGCTTTCTGCTCCCGAATTAGCGTCTTCTCAGGACGACACCGGGATCATCGAAGGCTACGCAAGCCTCTTCAACGTCACGGACAGTGGCGGCGACATGATGATTCGGGGCGCCTTCGCCCGATCGCTGAACAAGCGTGGCGCACATGGCGTCAAAATGCTCTGGCAACATCAGCCTCGCGAACCCATCGGTTCATGGCTTTCCCTCGTGGAAAATGCGCGCGGCCTAAAAGTAAGAGGTCAACTAGATCTTACCGTCCGACGCGCACGCGAAACCTTTTCGCTCATCCGTCGTGGCGCAGTTAACGGCCTTTCGATCGGTTTTCGAACGGTTATTTCGGATAGGTTGAATAGCGGCCGCATCCGCCGATTACAGGAAGTGGATCTATGGGAAATATCCGTCGTTACATTCCCGATGCTTGAACAGGCTAGAATTACCGACCTGAAGCATGGCGGTCATTATCAGGCGCAACGAAACGACTTTAGCCGCGTCGCTGACATCCGAACCAACACATGGAAACAAACAGCATCGCGGTTTGACGCCCGATTACGCGTATTTCGCGCCCACAATATCGCACCGTGACGAATATCTGCCGGCCTGAGCTGAAATCAATAATTCCCTCTCCCGTAAGCAAAGCCTCTTTGGTCACGATGATCAACATATTCAGTAAAACAGAAAAGGAAACTTATGCAAACACTTGAAAACAAATCTGCCGCAAGCGCCCTGATCAACGATCTCCATCAGGCCTTCACAGCCTTTCGCGACGCCAATGACGAGCGACTTGCACAGATCGAAACAAGAATGGGCGCGGATGCGCTGACAGAAGAAAAGCTGGCGCGCATCGATCACGCCCTCGACGAAACCAAATCACGGCTCGACCGTCTTGCCCTGGACATCGCACGACCACGCCTTGGCGGGCCATTTGAGACCGAAGGATGCAACGAACATAAATCCGCTTTCGGACATTACATGCGCGCCGGCGAGGCGACAGGCCTGAAGGCGCTTGAAGCCAAGGCGATGTCACGCGCCTCCGGACCCGATGGCGGTTACCTAGTGCCGACGCCTGCCGAGCAGGAAATCCTGCGGCGTCTTGCAAAGCTATCGCCGATCCGCGCCATCGCCAGCGTTCGCGCGATATCGACGCAATCGCTACGGCGAGCCTACTCAACGACCGGTCCCGCCGCCGGATGGGTAGGCGAAGCCGATCCCCGACCGCAAACCGCCAATCAGCAAATCGCGGATATGACATTCCCCGCGATGGAACTCTATGCAATGCCGGCGGCGACCCAATCCCTGCTGGATGACGCTGCGGTCGATATCGAACAGTGGATCGCAGACGAGGTGCAGGTCGCCTTCGCTGAGCAGGAAGGAGCCGCCTTTGTCAATGGCGACGGAGTCAATAAACCAAAAGGCTTTCTCGCCTATACAACGATCGCCGACACCAGCTGGTCCTGGGGTAATATCGGCTACATACCCACAGGCGCCGCCGGCGCCTTTTCCGCGACTAATCCCTCGGACGCCCTCTTCAATCTCGTCTACGCACTACGTGCCGGTTATCGGCAGAACGGAACCTTCGTGATGGGACGAAAGGCGCAGTCGCTTGTTCGTCAGTTTAAAACCACAACAGGTCAATATTTGTGGGCGCCCCCTTCAAGTCTTGATGCGCCGGCAACGCTCATGAACTTTCCCATCATCGAGGCCGAAGACATGCCCGACCCGGCAGCCAACGCGTTCGCTATTGCTTTCGGAGATTTCGAACGCGGCTATGTCGTTGTCGATCGAATCGGCATCCGGGTGCTTAGAGATCCTTATTCTACCAAACCATACGTACTTTTCTACACAACAAAACGGGTCGGCGGCGGCATACAGAATTTTGAGGCGATCAAACTCCTGAAATTCGCCGCCTCCTGAAACTCCTGATAATCACCGATGGCGCGCTATCCATGTTGCGCCATCGGGAGAGGATAGCCAATGCACGCGACACTCATCCAACCGCCGAGGATTGAACCCGTCACGCTGGCGGAAGCACGCCAGTGGCTGCGTGACGACAGTTACGATGAAGATCAAATTATTCAAACTTTGATCGTTTCCGCACGTATGACGCTCGAGGCGTTCACACGACGCTTTCTCCTTGAGCAGCGCTGGCGGCTGGCCTACGATTTCTGGCCGGAAACGGCGATCTCCGCCAACACAATTGCCATTCCATTCGCGCCATGTCGATCAATTGATGCAATACGAGTCTACGATGTTTCGAGTATCCCGATAACAATGGATACCGGAAACTACCACCTGTCGACATCCTCTGACGCCGCACGCATCGTATTTCAGGCCCCGCCACCGCCCCCCATGCGGGCGCACGACAGCGTCGAAATCGACATCACTGTTGGCTATAGCGCCGAACCGCTACAAATACCCGAACCTTTCCGACGCGCGATCCTGATGTTGGTTGCGGCGTGGCATCACCAGCGTGGCGACGGACCCGAAACGATACTGCCGGATTCGGTATTGCGTCTGGTGACGCCCTTTCGACGCGAACGTCTGATATGACACGATCTCCCGCCATCGGTGACCTTCGCCACCGCCTCACACTTGAGACTCCATCGGATCAGCCAGACGATTACGGTGGTTTCCGGCGACGTCACAAAGCGGCTGGCGCGGTATGGGCGCGGATCCGATCGCTTGATACACGCGCACAATTTGCCGAACAAAAACACGAAAATCTCGCGACCCATTTGGTCGAGATGCGCTGGCGATCAGATATTATGGTCGGCTCAAGGTTGCTTTTTGGAAACCGGATTTTTCTCATTCGCAGCGTAAGAGATCCTGACGAACGTCGTCTGCTTCTGGCGTGCGTCTGTGAGGAGATCGTCTGAATAGGGGGAAAATGTCACTTTCACCGATCCTTGCAGTCAGAAAGGCGCTGCGCGCCAAAATTAACGCGACGCCCGAATTCCGATCCTTTCTGAATGGCGGAACAATTTTCGATGAAGCGCCACGCGACATCGAACCGCCCTATGGCTATTTTGGCGAAACCCAGATGCGTGACTGGTCCGCCGACGATGTCGCCGGGGCGGAACAATATCTCAATCTGTCAATCGTGACGCTCCATCGTGGCGTTTCCGCTACGGTCGAAATCGGTCAGCTTATCATTGAGCAATTGAATCACGCACAACTGCCTCTCGACGACAATCTCCTCGTTGATTTCAGTTTTATCTCAATGGAGACGCGCCGCGAGCAGAACGGTCGCCTTTCGAAAGTTAATATTCGCTTTCGCGCGACAACTGAATATCTCGTCTAATGAAAGGCAAGTCGACATGACCGCCCAAAGCGGCAGAAATTTTCTCCTTAGAATTGACAATGGCTCCAATGGCTTTGCGACGGTTGCGGGCTTGCGAACCCGTCGTCTCGCGCTGAACGCCGACACGGTCGATGTGACCGACGCGGATTCAGCCGGTCGATGGCGAGAGTTGCTGGGAGGCGCCGGCGTACGACGGGCCAGCATATCGGCGACAGGAATTTTCAAGGACCGGGATTCGGACGCATTGCTTCGGCAGAGTTTCTTCGACGGCAGCATCCGTGAGTTTCAGATCGTTATCCCTGATTTCGGTATATTGAGCGGGCCGTTTCAGATCTCGAACCTCGATTACCGGGGCGAATACGCCGGCGAAATAACCTTCGATATTTCACTCGATTCAGCCGGTCTTATCGCCTTCTCGATTATTTGAGGCGCCAATGTGCAATGGAATTCGCGGCGAAATTGCCGCCGAACTGGACGGTAAACGCTTTCGGCTCTGCCTGACCCTCGGCGCACTCGCGGAACTGGAAAGCGCCGCCGGCGCCGGCGACCTTGTCGAACTTGCCGGCCGTTTCGACCGGGGTAGCATCTCTGCGCGGGACATTCTTCTTATCATCGCCTGCGGCCTGCG